AATAATGTAGGTACAGGAATTTTATCTGGATTAACAAGAGGGACAGCCGCTCCTTTTAGAGGATTTACTCCTTCTAATACCACAGCAACAACTCATTCAAATGGAGCATTAGTTTTTGGTTCTAGATTAGCAACAGCAATTGCAACTACTGTAGAAGTTGGTCCTACATTACCAAATGGAACGCAAGCAACAGAACAACAATTTAATTCTATAACAGTTCCTTTAGTAAATGCAGCAGGTAGATCAGAAACAGGAGGCGGTTTTCAGTGTACAATTGGACCTGTAAATGATAGAAGTTAATTATGGCTGGATATACATACTCAGAACTAACAACAGATATTAGAAACTATACAGAAGTAGATTCTAATGTATTTACTACTGCTGTTATAAATAGATTTATAGAAAATGCAGAACATAGAATAAATTTAGATTGTCCTATGGATTCTGATAGAATCATGGCACAAGCACAATTTGCACAAAATTTTAATAGTATTACAGTTCCTACAAAAGCTTTATTTATAAGAGGAGTTCAAGTTTTTAATTCTACAACAGTTGCTACAGATCAAGGTTTTTGGTTAGAAAGACGTGATCAAACTTTTATTACAGAATATGTAGGAGAAGCAACAGGGCCTTCTGGAGGGTCTACTGGACAAAATGTTAAAGGATTACCTAGATATTATTCTATGTTTGGTGGTGCCACAACCGGAGCTAACACAGCTACATCAGGTGCTATATTTGTAGCTCCTACACCAGATCAAAATTATCAATATATTATACATTATAATGCTGTGCCCGGAGGTTTAGAAGACAACACGGGTGGAACATATATAAGTAATTACTTTCCACAAGGTTTATTATATGCATGTTTAACAGAAGCATTTATGTTTTTAAAAGGTCCAACAGATATGTTGACACTATATGAAAATAGGTATAAAACTGAACTACAAAAGTTTGCAGCGATGCAACTTGGAAGAAGAAGACGAGACGATTACACGGATGGTACAATAAGAATTCCAATCGAGTCAGCGCCTCAATAAATTTAGGAGAAAAACATTATGGCAATAACATCAGCAGTTTGTAACACTTTCAAAACAGAAGTTTTAAGAGCGATACACAACTTTACACAAGGTGGCAATGAATTTAAACTAGCATTGTACACAAGTTCGGCGACACTAAATAAATCAACTACGGCTTATACTTCTTCAAACGAAGTGGCTAATGGAAATGGTTACACTACTAAAGGAATTGCACTTACAAATGTAACACCTGCTTTATCTACTGATACAGCGTGTTGTGATTTTGCAAATGTATCTTTTACATCAGCTTCCTTTACAGCTAACGGTTGTTTAATTTATAATGAAACAGCATCAGGTGATCCATCAGTTTGTGCGATCGCATTTGGTGGAGATAAAGTTGTAACAAATGGAACTTTCACAATTGAATTTCCAGCAGCAGACGCATCTAACGCTATACTTAGAATAGCATAAGGAGTAACTCCTTATGTCGGTAATCAGAACCTTCACTATAACTGTAGGTAGTACTGATTCTGGTAATAAGTATTACATAGACTCAGTTTTACAAGCGACTGTAAATCTTGCAGAAGGATTTACTTATAGGTTTGATCAATCTGATAACACAAATGGTGGTCACCCATTAAAATTTTCCACAACAAGTAATGGAACACATGGTGGTGGTTCAGAATATACAACAGGTGTAACTTATAATGGCACACCGGGTCAAGCAGGCGCTTACACGCAAATTACAGTTGCAAATCCTGCACCACAACTTTACTACTATTGTCAGTATCACTCAGGAATGGGTGGACAAGCAGACACTGAAAGTTCAAATTCTTGGGGTCTTACTACATGGGGGCTAAACAATTGGGGTACACAAGGTGAGATCACTATCCCTGTTACGGGGGTAGCAAGTACATCTACAGTAGGAACAATTTCACCTGCAGATGTCATGGGACTGACAGGTGTACAATCAACTTCTAGTGTTGGTAGTGTTGTAGCTTTTGATACTTTACTAGTAACTCCAACAGGTGTACAGTCAGCATCTTCAGTAGGTTCAACTACAGTCGACATTATATTAAACATTGATTTAACTTTAACGGGTTTACAATCAGCAACTTCAATAGGTTCGGTTACAACCAGCACTGAACAAACAGCAGGTTGGGGCCAAGATACTTGGGGAGCTGAAAACTGGGGTGAGTCTGCTCTTGACGTTACTCTTTCAGGTTTAGCCACAACTTCTGCATTAGGTTCTATAGGTTCTATAGATGCTGTGACAATGGGTTTAACCGGACTTTCAACAACTTCCGCAGTTGGATCATTGTCTCCAACAACCAGTCTTTCATTAACACCGACAGGACAATCAGCAACTTCTACAGTTGGTTCTATATCGATAAATCAACAGAATGTAGGTTTAACCGGACTTTCAACAACTTCCGCAGTTGGATCATTATCTCCAACAACTAGTCTTTCATTAACGCCAACGGGTCAATCAGCAACTGTTTCCCTAGGTGGTTTAATTTTATTTACTGGAAAAGAAGTTACTCCAGCTGGTGTACTATCAACGTCTGCAGTTGGATCAGTAAACGTTGTATCAAACGAAGAAGCATTACTAACTGGTCAATCAACAACTTCTGCAGTAGGTTCAATTTCACCTGCTGATGTAATAGGTTTAACAGGAGTATCAACAACATCTTCTGTAGGATCTATTATTCCTGAAATAGGAGATTTGTTAACTGGAGTATCAACAACATCTTCTGTAGGAGTTTTGGTTACTCAAATAGGAGTACCGTTAACAGGAGTGTCAGCAACTTCTGCAGTAGGTTCAATTTCACCTGCTAATGTAATAGGTTTAACAGGAGTACAAGCGACTTCTAGTGTTGATGATACAGGATTAATTCTTAAATATTATGGAACATTAACACCTAAAACTAGCACAGGATATACAACCAAAATTCCTGCATAATTATGTTTGACTTGACAATAAATAACTAATATAAATAACAAAAATAAGGAATATAAACGATGGCATCAACATTTTCAGATCTAGGAATAGAACTAATGGCGACCGGCGAAAATGCCGGTACTTGGGGAACAAAAACCAACGCTAACTTAAGTCTTGTTGAACAATTAACAGGTGGATATAATAGTTTATCAATTGCTGGTGGTGCACAAACAACAGCTTTAACTATTGCAGATGGTGCATTAACAGGTACTGCTCAACACAGAGTTATAGAACTTACTGGTTCAATTACAGGGAATCAGGTTGTAACTTTTCCTTTACTTACAGAAAATTTTTACTTTATTAAAAACAATACTTCTGGTGCATTTACAGTACAATTAAAAGCTGTTTCTGGTTCAGGGGCCACGGTTACTTTTTCAGCTACAAATAAACTTTGGAAAATTATTTGGTTAGATGGTGTCGCAACAAACACAGGTGTTTATGAAGTTCCATTTGAACCAGCTGTTCCAGACTGGCTTACTAAAACAGGAGCATATACAGCAGTCTCTGGTAATAAAATTTTTGTAGATACAAATGGTGGAGCAGTTACAATAACTCTTCCCGCATCACCTTCTGTAGGTGATCAAGTAAATTTTGTAGATTCAAGATACACTTTTGATACTAATGCATTGACTGTTGCTAGAAATGGCTCTAAAATAACTAACGCAACTGCGGACTTAGTAGTTAATACTGAGGGTGCAGCGTTTGGATTGGTTTATTCCGGATCAGACGTAGGATGGACTTACACGGAGAAATAGAATATGGCAAATTACGAAGCAACTAAATATAATTTTAATGGGTCAGACCTTACAGGTATTGAAGGTATTCCAACAGCAACTATCGTGCCATGGTCTTCTGCCTCAGTGCCAACAGGTTTTTTAGAATGTGATGGAGCAGCAGTTTCAAGAACAACTTACTCTGCATTATTTGCAATTGTATCGACTACTTACGGTGCAGGTGATGGCTCATCTACTTTTAACGTACCAAATTTAGCTGATAACGTTGCAATGGGTAAATCTGGAACTAAAGCTTTAGCTTCAACTGGTGGAGCAAATACTGTTGCAGTTACAGCTGCTGGTAGTGTTAGTTCAAGTACAAACACAAGCACAAACACAAGCACAAATATTAACGTTACAGGGAATGTTGGAGGTAGTACAGGAAATGCTTCTTTATCTAGTGGACAGCTAGCCTCTCACTCACACAGCGTAGAAAAAGTAACTAATAGATATGGTAATGGTAGTGGTATTAATGCTACAGCGTATGGACAGAATGGTTCACAAAATACTGGTAATCAAGGTTCAGGTGGTTCACACTCTCACAACATGAGTGCAACTTTTAGTGGTAGTGGTAATGCTTCAAGTAGCAGTTCAAGCTCAAGTACAACTAATAGTACTTTTAGTGGTACTGCAGTAAACCCATCTGTATTACAACCTTATTTAACATTAATTTATATTATAAAAACTTAGGAGAAAAAATGGCAACTAACGCAAATTGGACAGTAGTATTTGAAGATAAGTGTATAATTAAAAACTACGCAGAAGGAGCAACTCAAGGTATTGGATATATTATATCTGATGATTCTTTTTGGTCTGATTCTAAATTTTCAAATATTTGGGCTATTCAACATGGTACATCTGTATCTTCTGACGAAGTAGAATATAGAGATGAAACTCAACACACAACTTATGCAGATGCTAATTTAGGAGATATAAGTCAATTTTCTTCTAAATGGGATGCAGCTCATTTATCACATTTACAAAATGGTTGGGATAATGATAATGTTGAAGATGAAACTGCAGATGAAAAAATTGCTAGATTAGGTGCAAGACCTACATCTTATTCTTCGTAGTATTAAAAGATATAACTAATCTTTGTTCATTAAATTCTAAAGGTTTTACTTCATGTGGAATATATGAAGGAAATAAAAGTAATTCATTTTTTACAAATTTTTTAATATAAGTTATATATTCTCTATCATAAAATATAGTAGGACTTAATCCTTGTATGTAAAATATCCCTGAATAAGTTGATCCTACATGATTATGAATACCGTGATTATCTTTTTTATTATATAATTGAGCCCAATTATTGGTTAATAATAATTTATGTTTATCTAAAATATCTGTAATTTGTTTTTTTAATTGTTTTAAAAGTGGAAAATTTAAAACATTTAATTTACTATAAGTTGTTTTCATTTCCATTAAGTTGTCTTTTTTTAATAAAAGTAAAACTTGGTTAATTTCAGCTTCTGTAATATTTAATTTATATTTATAAAATAAATTTTGGTAATCAAAAGGATCAAAACCATTCATTTTATCTTAAATTCATCCAAGAAGTTAAAATATACTTTTCACCCGATAGTGGTGGATTACCTCTGTGCACATAAGGAAAACTCGCAGGCCATATAACTATCCTACCTTTTTTTGGTTTTACTCTTTTAGAAAAATGTAAAAATTCTGTTTCTCCACCCTCTTCAACATCATTTAAATATATAGAAAATACAAAAGCACGAGGTTCGTTACTAAAGCCTCTTCCATGTTCAATGTGCCAAACATGATAACCTTCTGTAGGTAAAGTTTTTTGAATCTTTAAACTTGTAAAATGAAAGGGTACTTCGTTATAAGCAGAAAAAGCTCCTGTTCTTTCTTGGTAATTTTTAAAAGCAATATCAAAATTGTGTATCATACTTTTTAGTTCTTCCCACCAAACAACTATATTATCTTGATTTGCAAAAAACTGATCATCTTTTTTATAAAGCGGAGAAGCATTTTCAAAAACTTGTCTGTTCACAGTTTTATTAAACTTATCTTGATTATCAAA